TTATGCAAACGCACCCTCTGCTGCCATATCCTCATACAAATCGGTAATGGGGTCTCCCTTGGATTGCAGATACGCGGCAGTGAAGGGAACACCTGCGGCGGAGGAGGGGTATACGCCTAAGCCATGGTTCACATAATAGGGATCTAAGCCGGCGGCAAGAATTTCGTCCTTTGTTAGCCCCTGTGTCAGCTGATGCACGATGGTGCCCATCATCTCCAAATGGGCGAATTCGTTAGGGTGTTATATCTATCATTGATTAGTGATTAGTTTTCGGGTGATATTTTGGGGAAGAGGATGATTTCAAAATTGTCGGCGGGCACATTCTTTTTCCCTTTTATTTTTTTATGATATTCAACGTGATCCAGCACCTCTTTTAAAAGCTTATTCTTTTCTGCAGGGGCAAGCGTTTCATAGGTATCCAGAATATTTTTGATTTTAGGAATCATGGAAACTTGATTTTTTCTTGCTGCTTTCAGCTTGGAAAGCTCTGCCTGCGTTTCTTCGATTGCGGATCTGATTTCTGCCATTTTTTCAGACAGAGTTTTATTTCTGGCGGTGAATACTTCGGGGGTATAAATTCCCGTTTCCAAAAATTCAAAAATCTTTTCAAACTGGGATTGCAGACCTTGCAGCTCCTGCTCCATATCGGCAATGGCGTGTTCCAGTGCCATGATTTTTGTGGAGAATACATCCGCGGAGGATTCCTCTTCCCATGTCGGTTCATGCTGCTTCATCCACAAGGAGAGGGCTTCCAGAATTTTTCCTTCCACCATATAAAGGGGGGAAGAAATCTGCGGACAGAAATGAGTGGTGCAGATAAGGGATGCAGGTTGTCCTGTTTTGAGATAAGGGCGGCGCTGCATGGCATTTCCGCAATAGGAGCAATGGACAAGACCTGCCAAAGGATTTTGCATGATTCCATTTACACCTGTTGGTCTATAATGCTGTTTCATTTTCGCTTGTGCAAGATTCCAGAGTTCTTCTGGGATGATGGGTTCATGCAGACCATCAACGAGCAAATAATTTTCTGCCAGAGGACGCGCTTTTTTGATTTTTCCATTTTCCGTATGTTTTTTTTCGGGGCGGCGATTCCAATGGACTTTCCCGATATATACAGGATTTTGCAGCATACGGGTGACGGATGCGGTTGCCCATGTGCCGCCTTTGCGATTGCGGATGCCCATCTGATCCAGACGCTTAGCAATGGTGGCGCGGCCAATATCGGCAAAGGTACCATCCGGCTGCGGGTCTCCATAGGCATACAATTCATAAGCCAGCCTTACTGCTGCGGCTTCAGCGTCTTCTATTTCCAGAGTGAAGCCTTTTTCCTGCGGCAGCTTTACCCGACGATAGCCGAAGGGGGCAATAGAGCCTGCAAACTTTCCCTCTTTTACGGATGCCTCACGCCCACGCTGCATGCGGCGGAGGATGGTTTTATATTCCCGACGGGACATAAACTGGGAAAATTCAAAATATTCCTCATCAAATTCATCATTTGGGTCATAAGACTTCATGGGCGTGATAATCTTTGTGGAGCTATACTTAAAGGCATTTAAAATAATGCCCTGATCCAGAGTATTGCCACGACCGAGACGCTCCACCTCCATAACAAGAACGCCCTGCCAGATGCCGGCTTCCACATCCTGAAGGAGCTGCTGCATGACGGGGCGGCCGGCGATGGTTTCGCCGGAGAGGATTTCTTTATAGATTTTAGTAATTGGTAATTTTAATTTTTTTGCCAAGGCAAGCAGAGTTTTTTCGTGGCGGGCAAGGGTTTCGCCTTCGCCTGCCAATTCTGCCTCTGCATCTGCTCTTGATTTTCTCAAATAAATGCAATACGGCATAGGTTTACTCCTTTCTCATGATTTTCCCCTTGCCTGCATGATAGCACAGAATGGCAGAGGAGAAAAGCGAACAAGGGGAATTTGCAATAAAAAAAAGCACCCGAAGGGAGTGCTGGGAAGGTATTTTTTGCAGTTACCTTAAAAAGAGGAAGTAGAAAGCGGCAATGCATCCGACAATGGAACACAAAAGAAAAACAGGTTCATAAAAATCATTTGATTCGGTTTGATATTCTTCTGCCGGTTCTCCTGCGGCAGTATCTTCCTCCAGAAGGCTATTAAATTTTTCTTCTATTTCATCGGTTTGGGTATCAGTTTGGGTATCGGTTACGATTGGTTCAGCCGATTCGGCAGGAGCTGCTTCTGCTTCATAGGGGCAGATGCCGTTTGGATGCAGATGTGCCTCATACCCATGATGATAATGATAGGAGCCAAGGCCGCTGACGTTATTATAATCATGATGACCGCCATATTCATCTGTGCGGCCGCCATGGGCAAAGGCAAGCGTGCTGAATGAGAGGGACAAGGCAAGGAACAAAAATAATATACGTTTCATCAGTAATTCTCCTCAATATATTCCTGTACATATTCGTCAAATTCTTCCTCTGATAGTACATTACTGGGATCTATTCGTTCATCGTCTCTCCCAAGATTATAGCCTTCTTCGTAGCCCTCATTATACCCTTCTGCATAGCCTTTATCGTAACCTGCTTCATAATCATGTTCATAGTCATCTTCATAATATTCATCGGATGCACAGCCGAAAAGCAGGAACGGCAGGCACAGCAACAAACAAGTGTATTTTTTCATTTTTATCTCCCCCTATTTCTTCATGAAACGAAACAATATCTTCACGAATCATAACACAGGGGGGCGGAAAGGGGAAGGGGGAATCGCAAAAAGTGGCAAAAATTTTTTGCGTGTTCCCCTTTACAAATGTTTCGGAAAGTTATAACATAGTTTTAACGAACGGATGTTCCTATTTTTGTACGGAAAAGAGAACAGAGGGGATGGGATGTTATGGATTATAGAGAGGAAATAAAAAAACTCATTGATAAGACTCAGAATCAGGAAAAGCTAAAAATTATTTATAGAATCGTAAAAAGATATTTAGGACTAGAGTAAAACACTAGTCCTTTTTTTCTGCCAATTTTAAAGTAATATTTTCAAGTAATTTCCATTCATCTGTAGATAGTTCTGCCAGTGCTTCGATAAGCCGTCTTTTGTATGAAGGTTCTTCTTCATTTAGCATATCTACCATAAAATCTGCAATGGTTTCACTTCTAGTTTTTCTGATGAACATTTCTCCTTCTCCAGTTCGGAGCCATTTTTCATTTGCATTAAATTTTTCGCAGATATCTTCAATCAGTCTATCACTTGGAACATATCCAGAAATTATGATTTTTGAGATATAAGGTTGAGATACAGAGAGCTTTTCAGCAAATTTTGTTTTTGTAATACCTAATTGTTTAATTAAATTTTCTATTCTTTCGCCAAATGCGTCCATTAAATCACCTCCTTTAAAGTCATATTATCATGGGTTGTTATAAAAATCAATAAAAAATATAAATGAGTTATAAAAATGTTGACAAGATAAACTAGTTATGTTATGTTATAAATAAGTTATGGATGGCGGAAAGAGAGGTGAAAATATGAACCAACAGGAAAAGCAGATTATCAAAAACATTGTAGCAGTATTTCCGATGTTAGATGAAAGCAATAAAAAATATTTGCTTGGTTTAAGTGAGGGTATGGTTTTGGTTCGGAAACAGGAAAATGCAAGCTAAAAAGGCAAAGCCGCCAAGCGGCGGCTTTACAGGGTGAAGTATATCACCAGATAGGACAGGATTCTGCTGAGGCAGACAAGAGCGAGCGTAGAGATTAAATAGCCATAGCCGCTAAGCATGCCTGCCTGCAGGAGAACCCGTTCCCGTTTTCCGGGCGTGCAATAGGCAAGGAGACGGAAAACGGAAAACAACGCCCAAACGCCCATGACTGCGACTGCGAGGGCAAAGAGCACCGGACTGATATACAGAGAGACCGCAACAACAACAACCCAAACGAGCTGATAAAGAAAGCAGGCTGAGTTTTTGGTGCAGAGATAGGTCAGCTGATTATCATAATCCGGGGATGGGCGATTCAGACTTGCCCGAAGATGACTGCTTATGAAGGTAGTCAGAACAAAGCCGAGCAGGTTGATAGCAAGAAGTTTCCAAATCAAGAAGAACACCCCCTTTCTATTCGCAAAATGTGACAATTTTATTATAGAGGGGTGGGCTTATTTTGGCAAGGCAGTGGCTTAAAAAGGCAAAGCCGCCAAGCGGCGGGGAAGGGAGGTGGTGCGGATGGAGAAAAAGCAGACCACCATCCGCCTGACGATACGCGCGCCAGAAGATGGACGAGGAAGGGAAGGCAGTGGTGTGAAGATGGATAAACGCTTTGAGCATCCATGGTTTAGCATTTTGGCTGACATCAAAAAGGAAGCGAAAGAAAAAGGGCTGACAGAGGATGATGCAAGAATCATCATACACAAAACAATTTTGACGGTGAAAAAGGAATTAAATGTGAGCGGCAATATGACAGACTTACCAAAGAAGCACATTGCCGCCGCAAAAAGAATTTCTGAAAGGGTTATGGAAGATTATTTAGGCTGAATTTTATGGACTACTCTTTTCAGTAGTTCTACATCCAGACAGAGCTGACAGAGTTTTTTAGGTTTTTCTGAAGCTGTATCAGTTGTCATGACATCAACAAAGACAAAATTATTTTCCTTGCAGTAGGTTTCATCAAACTGCAGGTATCTTCCGGATACTTCGCAAGGGACATAGCCGAAATCATGCAGATTGATTTGTCGTTGTTTATGAGTGATAGGCAGTTTGGTTATTTTGGTCATTGGAAACACCTCCTTTCTTTGCTCCATTATAGGGAATTTTGGGGGCGAAGGCAAGGAGGGAAGGGGAGGAGGTGGTGCGGATGGCGGCGGCCGGAGATTTTGCATTATGGTTCACAGCATCAATACTGGGCGTGCTGCTTGGTGACTACATTTGGTCGCTCTGGGAAAGGAGGAAAAGGAAATGACACAAAGGCAACAGGAAATCTTTTTGCTTGCAGGAATGTATGCAGAAGGGCTGCGCTGGCTGGCGAGAGACGAATACTTTGGCAAATACGCAAACGCTTTGTGCGGCTACAGAGAAAAGCCGCACAAGGAGGGCGATGCACATAACGGGGAAAGGGTAATCTACTGGGCAGAGCCGCGGAGCTTGGACAGCTTCGTAACTAATTTTGACGGATTGGCAGATCATCTTTTTTCCGAAATCAAAGGGACAGATGCAGAGCCGACGAGCATCGGCGAATTATTAGCTGAGAAAATTCTGGAGGAGCTGGGCGGCATTGATGCCGGAGGAAAGCAGATTCAAAATTTTTTCCAGCGGCAGGGTTTTCTTTAATTTACCCCAAAGGGTATCATCCTCCAGCAAAGAGAGAAATTGATAGCCGGCAGGGGTGATGCCATTGATTTTAAAAACGGCAGGGGCTACATGGGGATGTTCCGGGTTTGCTCTGGTGAGCATTCCGGACTGAACCAGACAGGAGACGGCTTGAAAAACATCTATAGCCGAAAAGGATTCGGAGAGGTCACCGGCAATACGCCTTGCGTTGATGCCGAACATTTTTCCGTTACGTTTCGGAACGAGGTTTTTATCAAGGTACTGCATTACAGATTTTTATACAGGATTCATTTAGCATTGGGATTCCCCTTTCGTATTTTTGAGGTTGTGGTGATTTCATTATAGAGGGGTGGGCTTATTTTGGCAAGGCAGGGAAGAAGGTGTGATGATGGAAGTATCAAAATTTGCAGAGGAGGAGCTGCGGCGGACGGAAGCGATTAAAAGAGACAAGACGCTGCAGGCGATGATCCGGACAAGGGACATGCAGATTCAGCGGCTGCGGCGCAAGCTGCTGCGGTGGCGGTGCTTGGGAATGGCACTAATCACTTTGACAGTGATACTGCTAATTTATTTATAAACGATATGAAGAAGCAGGGCGGCGCGAACAGAGACCGATGGATTCCCCCTTAATACATACATTTTCAATAATTTCGCCCTGTTTCTTTATATATACAGAAAAACGGACAAAGAGCGGCGCATAGATTGAAGAAGGAGGTGGAGCGAATGGCACTGGCGATGGAATACACCAGCGGAAATGCAAGGATAAGAATCATGGATGACTTCTGCAGTGCGCCGGATCAGAAGGAGAGAGACGCAAGGATACTGAAACGGGTGGACGCGATTGTTCTGGCTGCCATTCGGGCGAATCCGGAAAAATACTATGCGCTGCTGAAGCAGAAGGAAGAAGCCCGGGAGGAGCTGACAGCAACAAGGAGAAAGAGTTGATTTCAATGACAGGAAAGGAAATGACGGCTTATGCGGCAGGGACAAGATGCCGCCGGAAACCGATGATACCCCAGATAACGAAGGCGGTCGCGGAGGAATTGGGACTTACTCCGGGGTGCGAGGTTATCTTTCACTACACAGTGATTGGGACGGGGGAAGAAAAATTGCGGAAAATACGGAAAAGGCGGAAGGGAACCGTAACAGACCTTTACGCGCACCTTTTCCGCATTACATGGGCAGGCGTGCAATGGAAGGAATGCTTTGCCTACAGCATGCTGCAAAGGAGAGAAGGAAGCTGGATAGAGATTAAGGGGGTGAGATAGGGATGTACAGCGATCAGGTATTTTTACTTTTAAGCGCCGCAGCGGTTTTGCTTGAGATGGCGGCGGTGTGCTGGGTATGGGAAAGGAAGATGAAGCAGGCGGAGCAGCGGGAGCGGGAGGCGGAGCAGCGCAGGAAGGCGCGTTTGCATGACGACTACTGCGCGCAGGAGGCGGCGCGGCTTTACAAACTGCGGCGAAGATAAGAAAAAGGAGGAAAGGATTATGGAAAAATTTTTACTGGAGGACTTTGCAGGAGGGGCAGTTGCGGAGAGAATCGGCAGTGCCATTCAGAGGGTCTACGAAAACATTGCGAACCCGAACATGGACGCAGAGAAGGCAAGAAAGCTGACGATTGAGCTGACCTTTAAGCCGGACAAGAACGACAGGACGGATGTGGACGTGACAGCCATCGTTAAGACGAGCTTACAGCCGGAGAAGGCAATCAGCAGCAGAATGATTGTGGAAAGCGACGGCAGGGGCAACGTACAGGGGAACGAATGGCGCAGGGAAGCCATGAAGGGACAGCTGGAGATTGACCGGGAGGATGCGGAGACACAGGAGACAAGCGGCGGCGTGATTGATTTGCAGGCGCAGAAAAGAAAGGTGGAATAAGAAATGATTAAAGCAGCACTGGAATATATTGTGGGGCTGAACAAGCCGGAAACTGTGAGACATGGCGGCGGTGTTTATGCGGACAAGCCTTTGTACCAGATGAAAAAGGCGGATTTTCCCACGCTGAAATTGAACACGTTGGAAAGCATTGTGCGTTATGTACAGAAGATTGGGGACGAGCGGCAGAGTGAGGACTACGAAGCCGTAGAGCCTATCATTATACACATTGAAAGTGCGACCTGCGTGGCACTGAAGGACATTGCGAACGTGGGGGATGGCAAGAGGGACTGCATGGTGCTGGCCACGGCGGAGGTGCCGAAGTTTCAATATGGCGAATTTCACGATGCGGAGAGCTTCAACATTGCTTTGCAGAGCAAATTTCTTGACACGGAGGACAAGGCAACCATTTTGCAGGTGGTCGGCAATCTGAAGGAGGACGCAGTGCGGACGATGACGGACGACGGTGTGAGCCAAGTGACGGCAGTGCGGACAGGGGTTGCAACGGTGGCAGACGTGAAGGTGCCGAACCCTGTTTCTCTGCGCCCGTTCCGCACGTTCATTGAGGTGGATCAGCCGGAGAGCAGATTTATTTTCCGCATGAGAGAGGGCGGCAGATGTGCCATTTTTGAGGCAGACGGTGGCGCATGGAAGCTGGAGGCGAAGAAGAACATCTACAACTATCTGGCGGAGCAGCTGGAAGAAAATATTAACAGCGGCGAAGTGGTTCTGCTTGTTTGAAAAGCGGAGGAGTTGGAAAAATGAACAAAGTGATTTTAATGGGGCGGCTGACGAGAAGCCCGGAGGTGCGATATTCGCAGGGGGCAGAGCCTGTGGCGGTGGCGAGGTACACGCTGGCGGTCAACCGCAGATTCAAGAGAAAGGACGAGCCGGAGGCGGACTTCATTCCATGTGTTGCCTTCGGTAAAATCGGCGAATTTGCGGAGAAATATTTCCGGAAGGGGCAGCTGGTGGGCGTGATTGGGCGTTTACAGGTGCGCAGCTGGGAGGACAAGGAAGGCAAAAAGCACTGGACCACGGAGGTTATCATTGAGGAGCCGCACTTTGCGGAAAGTAAAAACAGCAGCAATGCGGCTGCACCCAAGGAGGGCGGACAGGCTGCGGCGGACGGGTTCTATCCCATTGACGAATCGGTCGAAGATGATGATTTGCCGTTTTGACGGTTGAGGAGGAAAAGGAAATTACAGCATGGCGGAAGCCATGCCTGTAAACAAGCTGCAGATGGGGAATCTGCGGTTTGTTTATGGAAGTTCTGAAGATGGAGAAGTTCCATAGAATTTCTCAGCAGCTGAGACAGAAGGGAGGGGGAGTGTTGCCCAAAAGGAAGATTTATATGGCAGTGACGAAGGATGCGCTTTCCCTGCCGCTGGCGGTGGCGGACAGTGTTGCGGAGCTGGCGGAGTTGCGGGGGGTGAAGAAGGAAACCATACGATCCTTAGTTTCCAGAGGGAGGACGGGGAAGATTAAGCGGCCCGGATACATTGTGGTAGAGGTGGAGGAGGACGCGCCCCGAAAGGAGGACGCGCCCCGGAAAGAGGACGCGCCCCGGAAGGAGGACGCGCCCCGGAAGGAGGATGCGCCACAAGAGAAGGACGCGCCACAGGAGAAGAAGGAGATCCGCCGGAGCAGGCAGAGCGGAGAATTTGACGGGGAGATATTCCGGGAGAGAATCCGACTACTGCGGAAGGAAAGCGGCATGACAAAAAAGGATTTCGCCGCTTTTACCGGGATCGCATATATCACGCTATACAACTACGAGAGGAAGGACATAGTGCCGGGGGCGGACATGCTATTTCGGATTGCCGCCGGAACGGGTTGCTCGGTTGACTGGCTGATCGGGCTGAAGGAGGAAGAAGAAAAATGAAACTGATTGATTTATTGGTAGCAACCATTGTTTCGGATTACAACTGCCCGAAATGCAAGATACAGATTTATGAGCCATCCGGGGCGACCGGGGCGTTTTCTGCAACATCGGCACTTCTCACGCCATTTCATGACATGGAGATTAACGGAATTGTGGCGGTTTCGGCGAATCTGATAGGGGTTTATTTTTACGAGGAGGATTTTGCGAAAATCAAGGGATACTATCCCGTGCCTTGCAGGGTTGGCGACAAGGTATATGAAATTTTAAAGGAAACAGTGCCGAACGAGTATTTCTACATTGCGGAACACACAGTAGAGGACGTTTCCACGCGAGCCGTGAAATATGCGGATTTTTGGACGGATTTTGGCGAACCAAATCTATTTTTTACACGGGAAGAAGCGGAGGCGGAACTGGAGAGAAGGAAGGAGAGACAAAAAAATGAATGAAATCACTGTTTGGTTACCCTTTGTTGGGAATTTGCGGCTGGATGAGCCGCCGGAAAACTTAGAATTTTATGTGATGAAAAGCTTTCACGATTTTACGGAAGGAACAGCAAAGGTGTACGAATTCGAGGACAAGCTGCACTATTTAGACAATCTGCGGAAAAGTCTGCACGCAGGGAGCACTGACGAGCATGTCAGAAGGCTTGTATGCAAGCGTGTGGAGCACAGAATGGAAGAAGAAGGCGATTTCCCGGACAGAGAGGACTTTCTATGCATTGAATTTATGGAGCACTGTTTCGATGAAGGGTTCATGCCGTTTCACGACACCTATTATTTTGGAAGCAAAAGCGGAAACGAGGAGTGTCTGCAGTCAATTTTACGGATTATCCGCACGGTTGTGAATTATTCCAAAGAGGAATATGAAAAGCTGTTGGAGGGGGAGGAATGAGCATGGATGCGGTAAGGTATTTGAAAGAAAGAGAGCGGAGGTGTGATTCTTTCGATGACCACTGTGCCGGATGTGAAATTAAAAGTGCAAAGAATGGAATGACTTGTGGTGCATACATAAAAAAATATCCGGAACAGGCGGTTGCCATTGTGGAGAAATGGTCGGCGGAACATCCGCAGGAAACAAGATTTACATATTTTTTGAAGTGTTTTCCAAATACAATATTGCTTGAAGATGGCGTACCGCTGCGAGTTTGTCCCCATTTTTTAGGAATCTGCAAAGACAAGTGCAGTTCAATGAGAAATTGCAAAGAGTGCTGGAATAGACCGTTGGAGGGAGAATAGAGGGAGGAATACACCATGGAGGAAAAAAGAGAAAAATCCAATATGGAGCTGTGGGCGGAGGAGGAAATCAGAATTGCTTGCGAGAGAGAGCGTGGCGGCACTTCGGAGGACAAGTGGGATTATGGTGTGGCCTGCTATGAAAGTGCGCTAAAGGCGTTCAGATCCTTGGCGGAGGATGGACATAGCGGGATGAGCATTGGCATTACACTTAACATTCTCAACAGTTTGGTGAAGGGACAGCCCTTAACACCGATTGAGGATACAGATGATGTTTGGAATGAATGCGGACGATATCCTTACGAAAAAGATTATATTACATACCAATGTAAACGAATGAGTTCCTTATTCAAGGATGTGTATGCGGATGGACACATTGAATATAGTGATGTCAATCGTTTCAGCTGTAGGACATTAGACAGTTCTGCTTGGTGGCATAATGGTTATGTATCAAAAATTGCCAGTGAGTATTTCCCCGTCACAATGCCGTACATTCCTCGCACCTATACTGTGGTTTGTGAGGAATTTCTGTCAAACAGAAAAAATGGCGATTTTGACACAATCGGGATTTTGTATATTCTTGACAGTGCCGGTGATAGAAAGGAGGTCAACCGATATTTTGCAGAAGCAGAAGAGGGGTGGCGTGAAATCTACCGGGTGGAATATGAGCAGCGCAGACAAATGGACGCAGACAGAAGGGCTGCTGAGAAGGAGGAATGAGCATGGATGCAGTGAAATTTCTGAAGGAAAAAAAGAGGATGTGCATTTCTTCCGGAGACGATTCCTGCCACGGATGTCCTATTTATGCGGAGTGTGGTATATTGACGTGCGCGCAATTTCAGGACACATTACCCAATCGGACGGTTGAAATTGTGGAGAAATGGGCGAAGGAGCACCCAAGGGAAACAAGGAAGGATGATTTTTTTGAAAAATTCCCTTATGCGAAAAAATTAAGTGATGGCATTCCCGAAGTGTGTGCTGCCAAAGTGGGATACTTGCGTGAATGTCCACATCCGAGTGTTGAGGATTACTGCAAAGAATGCTGGAATACGCCGTTGGAGGAAGTGTGATGGATTTCAATGGATTTGATAAGGGTGTAATCGGAAAAGGGATGCCTGCCGACAGCACGTTAAAAAGAATGAGAGAGGCAGAACGAATGGATCGTGCATTGGCAGAATTATGCACAAGGGCGATAGACAACGGCAAGCGCAACGATTGCTTGCGCCCTCGCCTATGGCATAACGCTATAACAACAAAACCGCCAAGCGAAGTTGATGTTTTTGTGTGCTTCAGCGGTGTGGATAAAAATGGCGCAAGCGACAATTACTATATTAACTGCGCCGCTGTGGGAAGATATCTGGGGACGGATGACGAATGGGAGATTGACGGTGTATCTGCGGCGGCGAAATTTGCGGTGCATGGATGGAAAGAGATTGAACAAATGCACACCGAAGAGGAATAAGCCAAGAAGGAAAGAGGAGAAGAAGAAAATGAGAATTTTGCAATGCAAACTGACAACGATTGAGGCAATGCTGGGGACGGCGAGCAACAACAAGGAGCTGCACAGCGAATTTATTGCGAGCCATGCGCCCGATGCGCCGAGCAGGGAGGAAGAGATTGAAGCGGTAGGCGTAGAGGAAGTGATTGAAAAAGGGATGACTGTATTCTCGAGAAACGAGGACGGGCGGCCCATCCTTTGGGACTACCAGATTAAGGGCTTCTTCAAGGATGCCTGCGGCGTGCTGCGGAAGGTGAAGGGCACGAAGAGCAGCAAGATTAAGGCTTACAAGAAGGAAATTGACGGGCTTATTTTTGTGCAGGAGCGGCAGATTCCGGTGCAGACGGCGGAGGAAATGGGGAGCTGCCAGAGACCCTTGCGGGCGCAGACGGCGCAGGGCGAGAGAAACAGCCTTGCGAGCAGCGAGGAGATTGCGGCGGGAGCTGTGCTGGAGTTTTCCGTGCTTGTGATGGCGGACGAATTGGTGCCGGCGGTGAAGGAGTGGCTGAGCTACGGGAAGCTGCGGGGGCTTGGACAATGGAGAAACAGCGGCAAGGGCAGATTCCTTTGTGAGATTCTGGAGGAACGGGCGGCGGACATTGCGGACATTTTAGAATAAGCGCAAGGGCATTGCTTTGGAGGGCGCAGCAGAGCGAAGGCATAGCCAAGAAGCGAAGGGCAAGGCAAGGGCATAGCACGGCAGGGCAACGGACAGCAAAGCAAGGGCATAGCTGAGCATGGAGTGGCGAGGGCAAGGCCAGGCACCGAAGCGCAAAGATCTGCGTCGCAAAGCAAAGGCATAGCAAAGATCCGCTTGGCGTGACAAGGCACAGCAAGGGCATAGCATGGCAGGGCGACGGACAGCAACGCAAAGGCATAGATAAGCTTTGCATGGCAAGGGCAATGAGGCGCATGGGAATGAAAAGAGATGCAGAGGAAAAGCAAGGAAAGCAGTGCATTGCAGAGCAGAGCGAAGGCATAGCCAAGAAGCGAAGGGCAAGGCAAGGGCAGAGCATAGAGAAACTATGCTTCGCAAGGGCAGAGGATTTTTCATACAAAGGAGCAGGAGAGAGGGCGGAGCAATGGGGAAAGAAGAAATCTGCAACATGGACTGCCTGCACTGCGTGCATCCGGATTGCATCAACGAGCGGCCGATGACGCGGCAGGCAAGATATTACTGGCGGCACAGGGACAGGCTTTTGGCTGAGAAGCGAGAGAAATATAGGAGGAAAAAGAATGAACTTGAAGGACTACCAGAGAGGAAGGAATGACGGGCTTGCATTGGCGTTAAAAATTGTGCAAGAAGGCGGCAGGGAGGCTCTGGAAGCGGAAATTAAAAACAGAGGTGTGACAGGAGGGGAACTTATCATGAATTATAATGAGAGCAAGGAGACAGTGCTGCAGCTGCTGCCTGCGGAAGAGGTGATTTTGCAGTTTGCTGAGGAGTGTGTGGAGCTATCCAGAGAGATTCTGGTGTTTGACGTGGAAGCAGACGGAAGGCTGCTGTCGAATGGTACGGAATATAAAATGCTATCCAAGGTGAGGGAAGAGGCTGCGGATGTGGAGCTGGTGGCGGATGTGCTGCTGGACAAGATATATGCCGCGTATGACAGGCGGATTCTGGGTAGCATGGTGGGATCCATACTGATTGTAGTGAAAGGGTTAGGGCTGATTCATATCAGGAAGGTCTTGCATGAGGTATGCCATGATCTGGCGAAGGCGGCGCTCAAGCTGCGGCGCGCCAGAAGCGGGGAGAACTCCACGCCGATTACCGAGGAAGAGGCAAAGGAAATGCTTCTTTGTCATATCTCCATGATAATGGCTTTGGATACCATTTTATTCAAAAATGAGGAACGGGAGCAGATGGAAAAAATAAAGGAAATGAAGATGGAACGATGGGCGGAACGGCTGAGAGGAGAGACGGCGGATGGCAACGGCATACAGTAAGATTCAGCGGAACTTTTGGGAAACGGACGAGGCGCGGGAGATGACACCGGAGGAGAAATACTTCTGGATGTACTTACAGACCAACGCGAACGTAAACACACTGGGTTGCTATGCCTTCCGGATGCGGAAGGCGATGGACGAGACAGGATACAACCGGGAGACGCTTGAGAAGCTTTTGCAGCGGATGGAGCAGGTGCTGCGGATTCTTTATGACGAGGGGACAAAAGAGGTTTTTTTGCTGCACTGGGCAGAAGGAAACTGGAACAAAAAGACGGCAACCCTACGCGCGCTTGCGGCAGATTTGAAGGAAATTCAGTCAAAAACGCTGAAAGAAACGGTAAAAACGCTTTTATTAAAAAACGGCATTTTTACCGAGGAGGAGGTGGAAAAGGCTGAAAAAACAGCACCTTCCGCGCAGGAGAGGAACGAAAAGGAACAACGGGGGACAACGGGGAACAAACGGAGCGGAGAGGGAGAAGGAGAAGGAGAGGGAGAAGGAGAAAAGATATATACGAGCAAATCTGCCGAATTTTTTCTTTTCTGGAAGGAATACCCGAACAAGAAGAACAAGCAGACCGCCATGGCGCGATGGGACAGGATGCGCGTGACGGCAGAGCTTTATAAAAAAATCATGGAGGGGCTGAAAAGAGCGCAGCGCAGCAGAGAATGGGCGGAGCAGGACGGAAGATACATTCCCCACCCGGCAAGCTGGCTGCACGCAGGGGGCTGGGAAAACGAATACCGCCCGCTTTCGCCGGAGAAGCCAACGCCGCCGCCCGGAGCATCCTGCAACGATGCCCTTGCAAGCCGCAGGGGACTGGTCGGCGGCTAAGGGGAAGGAGCGTGAAGCAGGATGGACGCACTGAAGGATTTACACAGCGAGGAGACGGAGCGCGCGGCACTGGGGTGCATGCTTCTGGACAGGGGCGCGGCGGCACTGGGGAAAACGATGCTTCTGGCGGAGGACTTTTACACGCCGATGTATCGAACGATTTTCGAGGCGATGCAGGGAGTAGAGGAGATCGACGCGGTGACGGTGATGAACGAGCTGGCGCGCAGGGGCGAGGCGGAGAGGATCGGGCTTGACCGGATTGCGGGGATTGCATTAGGGATATCCACGAGCGTTTACCTGCACAGCTACATAGACGACCTAAAGCGGCTTGCCTACCTGAGGCGAGTGGTGCGGACGGCGCAGGAGATGGCGCAGGCGGCATACCGACAGGACATCGGCGGGATTGACCGGAGCATGGCAGCCATGCGCGGGGACGGCTGGGGCAGCGCGGAGATTGTGACGCTGGCGGATGCCACGGAAAAGCACATTCGCGAGATTGCGGCGTTACGGGAAAGCGGCAAGAAAATCGTCGGCTTGCCGACGGGCTTCACTGACCTTGACCTGATGCTTGGGGGGCTGCGGAACGGGGATTTCTGCATTCTGGCGGCAAGACCGAGCATGGGCAAGAGCGCGCTTGCCTTGGACATTGCGAAGCACGCGCAGAAAAGCCTGACGGAGCAGGCGGACAGGGTGGTTTTTTTCTCACTGGAGATGCCGGACAAGAGCCTCGGAAACCGAGGCTACACATCGGAATTTCTGATTGACAATGACCGCTTTGCGGTGGGGGCGAACGATGCGGCATGGCAGGAGACGCTGCGCGGCGTGGAGGAAAACCGCGCGGACTACGAAAGCGGCGCAGGGCGGATGATCATCCGAGACGAGACGGGGCAGACGGTGGAAAAAATGAGCGCATTTCTGCACGGCTTACAGGGGCAGGGGATACGCCCCCGGCTGATTGTGGTTGACTATTTGCAGCTCATCGTGAGCAAGGGGCAGGACAGGGTGCGCGAAGTTGGCGCAATCAGCAGAGGGCTAAAGCAAATGGCGCGAGACTGGGACTGTCCGGTTTTGGCACTTTCCCAGCTGAGCCGAGGACCTGAGACGCGCGCCGACCACAGACCGATTCTTTCGGATTTGCGGGACAGCGGCGACATTGAGCAGGACGCGGATGTGATTCTTTTCCTCTACCGTGACGAGTATTACTACCCGGACACGGAGAAGAAGAACACGGCGGAGCTGAACATTGCGAAGCAGCGAAACGGCCCGACCGGCACGATTGCGCTGACATGGATGCCGAGAAGCACGACCTTCCGCAGCGCGGCAGGCTTCCGGGAGACGAAGGAAGCACCGCCAAAGGAATGGGTGCAGGAACATCTTTGATTTCAAGGCGGACGAGGTGATAACATGAAAAACGAGAAGCAGGAAAGCCCGGCGGCAGAAATTCTCTGGCTGCGAGGGCTTCGCGCCTTTGTGGCGGAAAACAGTACAGAGCGGCTTTTGGTGGAGGCGGATGCCCTAGATGCGGCACGCGCGGAGACGGAGGCGGACAAGCAGGCGCTTTTCCTGCGGACGCTTACGCTGATAGAGAGAGGGGAGAAGGCGGACTTTTACAGCCGAGTGCTGCAATATGCGGAGCTGAGAGAAAGAGGGGAGAAGGGCGGCGCGGAGCAGGCAATCCGCAGGCATTGGGGGGAGCTGCAGCAGATGGAGAGAGGGATAAAGCGAAGATATGAAAAGCTGAGGGAGGGGTGCAGGTGACAACAAAGAAAGAGATGGCGCGGCTGATAGAGCAGATGGCGGACACACCGGAGGCAACGCAATGGCTGCGGGAGAGAAACGAGGCAATGCGCAGGAGCCTGCGGGACATTTCGCTTTCTGCGGTGCAATATGACGCAGCGGGGGGCAGGAGCGGTCACGGAGACAGCACAGCCGAAAAGGTTTTGAAGCGAGCGGAGACAGAGGAGCGGATCCGCACCAACGAAAGAGCGATTCGAGACAGGCTGCGGCTGCACTCTGACCTCAGCCTTGTGATGGCGGAGGCGCTGACGACGGAGGAGCGGACAATCATCTGGGGGAAGCATGCGGAGCATCTGGCATGGGAGCGGGTGGCGAGGAAGGCGAGACTTTCCAGAACTGCCTGCTTTCGGAAGGAGGCGGAGGGGATGGAGAAGCTTTGCAGGGCTTGGGATGAAAGGAAGGAAAAAGAAAAAAGCAAGGACACCTGAGGTGTCCTTGCTTTTTTGGTGAGACATTTTTTTATTGAGGCGGATTTTTATTTTATGGTAAAATGAAACAATAAACGGAGTTATATTATGGAGGTGAAGAATATGCAAGAAAGATGCGACATGAAAGAGATACAGAAGATGCTAGGTTCTTTCAGTTGTCCGGAGTTAGCGGAATTGAGTGCGCTAGCAACAAAATATAAAATGAATTTTGCCGATTTGGGAATAAAAAGAGATTTGATTGATCCGAAATTAAAGGATAACCTAGAGGAAATATCAAAAGTAATGCGTTTATGGAGAGAAAATATAGATTTTCAATCATTGGAAAAGACAATAGAGACATTCAAGACAAATAATTTTTTTGAAAGTCCTGAATATAGTGCTTTGATTAAGAAAATGGAGGAAATTGCAAAACCGGGTGCAGCTTTGCAAAAATACTGGAAGGGTGCACTGGATACGATACAAGAAGTGGCTCTCCATAATCCGAATGCGGTGGCAGATTATCTCGAATCAGTAGGGAAAGAGTTTGATTGTTCTGTCATTCAAGAAGAAATATCTTTCAGCGAAGAAGAGATAGAGCATATTTCTTCGGAGGAATTTGCAGAGATTTTTAAGGAACAGCTTGAAAATCTGGAAGGATTTCAGGAACGGGTTGCGAATTGGACAGAAGAAAAGAAAAAAGAATACTATATTTTATGGAAAGTATTTAGTATTGTGTTTCATATTATATATGGTGTAGCACTGCTTCCTTGGTTGCAAAGTCTTGTAAATCCAAGGTGAAGTTAGGAAGAAAATGAAAAAGGCAAGGACTGAGGTGTCCTTGTCTTTTTTGTTGAGACAGTCTATTGATATTATCACTAAAATTAGTGACGGCGGTTTGTGCATATTGTCACTTGAAATAGTGATATGCTTTTGTTATGATAAGAATACGAAAGGAGGAGGTGCATAAAATGGGTATCAGCTATGACAAAATGCTGAAGCTATTCCAAGAAAGGGGTATCACAAGCTACACGATGAGGAAAGAAAAAATCATCGGGCAGGCAACTTGGAAGAAGATTCAGGAGGGCGGAAACATTGACACAAAGAGTCTGGGGGCGTTATGTGGGTTTCTGGACTGCCAGCCGGGGGATATACTGGAATATGTGAAGGATTGAAGGGAGTGTATGGAATGAGCGAAAGAGAAATGGCGGCAAGCTTACTGGAAAGAGTTCCTGATTACAAGATGGGCTATGTATTGGCATATTTGCAAGGGATAACAGCGGACGAGGCTGCAGATGATGCTTTTTGTGAAAGGATGTACGAAAGCTATCGGAATGATCCCGATCCGGAGAAGGATGTTACCTATTCTTTAGAGGAGTGCAAAAAGGAATGGGGGCTTGATTGATGTACAGAATCTTCATCAAAAAGAGGGCGAAGAAATTCATTGACAAGCTACCCAAGCAGGAGAAGCTCCGCCTTGTAACAGCCATTGAAGAATTACCGAACGGCAGCGACATTAAGAAAATGAAAGGGCATGACGACCTGATGCGGCTGCGTGTGGGTGATTATCGTGTGGTTTATACGGTAGACAACGGAGAATTGATTGTACTGGTAATTGATGCAGGGAACAGAGGAGAAATTTACAACAGATATTGAACGGAATGGGTGCCGAAAACGGCGGAGGAGTGAGAGAAAAGCGCTGCGAGGTGGTCAGTTTTCCTCGCTTTGCTTCGGAAACCGCTATATTTCGGCGTTCATTCCTCGCCTCACACAGCATTCGCTATACGTTCGCTCGTCATAAGCGAACGCCTCAACCGCTACTAGTGCAGCGTTTTTTTTATTTTCTGCGAAAAAATGTACGATTTGGGACGATTTGGGACGATTTGGAACGATTTTGTACGATTTGGAACGATTTGGTACGATTGACATGCTATAGTGGTATACAGGAGAGCTCGCGAGGGTTCTCCTTTCTTGTTTCCTCCTTAGTAGCGGAAGGAGTAGCGGAAGGCAGTTTTTCGGCTGCCTTCCCTGCATAAAGAGGGGGAGGGGCTGCATAAAATGCGCCGGAAGGGGCTTTTGGGGCGGTTATTTAACACAAAAGGAAGGTGTTAAGCAGAGGCGGCGAAAAACGGGTTTCTTCCTAATAAGGGGGAGAAAAAGAAATATTTAACACAATGTTATGTTATGTTAAGAAGAAAAAGAGCGAGGAAAGCGGCGGAAAAGATTGATATTTCGGGCTTTCTTGGCTCTTTTGCATTTATGCGGCAATATACGCACGGAAATTTATGCAAAAATTTTTCGGCACCGAAAACAGCAAAGTGCCGAAAAAAAGGGGGGTGAAAAGGTGGCGAGCAGCAACGAAAAAAAGATATACGAAAACATGGAAAGCCTTGAAGAATGGGCATTTGCGGGACTTTCACAAAAAGAAATGGCGGAAATGCTGGGGATGGCATATTCTACATTTCGGGACCTGCGAAAGAAAATTCCGGCACTTTCGGCACTCTTGAAAAACAGTGCCGATTTTTTGAAAGCGGAGCGGAAAAAGGAAATTGAGAAGGTGGAGGTTTCGCTTTTAAACCGATGCCTGGGCTACAACGCGGACATCAAGAAGCACATGAAGGTGAAGAAGCCGATGCAGGGGGCAGACGGCAAGGTTTTGACGGACGCGAACGGGAAGGTCATCACGGAGGAGGTGCTGGAGGAAGTGACGGAGCAGCAGCACGTTCCTGCGGACGTAGGGGCAATCAAATTTTACCTTCTGAACAAGGCAAAGGACAAATGGAAGGAGAACCCCGACAGGCTGGAACTGGAGAAGAAACGCGTTGCGAACGACACGAAGCGGACGAAGCTGGCGGAGCAGGCGGCGAGCGGCGGCGGCGTGAGCGGAAAGACGATAGAGGAAATCTTAGAGGAAGCGGAAAGCGGTGGAGCAGATGCCGAGGTATGACGTTTTACGAGATGCGAAGAAATACATTGAAGCCTTTCTTTGCATCAAGACAAAGGAAAGCGAGATTGTGCCCTTCCGGCTGAACTCTGCGCAGAAGCGATTATGTGAGTGCATCAAGGAGCAGCAGGCGGCCGGCAAGCCGATCCGCATTATCATTTTGAAAAGTAGGCAGATGGGCTTTTCTACGCTGACGGAGGCGTTGATTTATTACAAAACGGCGACCAGAAGCAACGTGAACAGCTTTATCATCACGCACAAGGACGATGCGACAACGAACCTTTTCAACATGAGCAAGCTATTTCAGGAAAGAAACCCGGCAAAGCCGCTTTTAAAGAACAGCAACGCGAAGGAGCTAATCTTTGAGAACCCCACGAAGAACCGGAGGGAGAAGGAACGGCTGCCGGGGCTGAAAAGCAAGATAAAATGTGCAACGGCAGGGGGGAAGGGTGTTGGGCGAAGCGATACCTTAACGAACGTGCATGCCTCGGAGCTGGCGTTCTGGCCGGGGGAGATTGCGGAGACCTACACTGGGCTAATGCAGGCGGTGCCGGCAACAAAGGACAGCATGGTAATCATAGAAAGCACGGCGAAGGGGTTCAACTTCTTCAAGGAGATGTGGGACGATGCGGTTGCTGGGCGAAATGACTATGTACCCTTCTTTGCGGCATGGTTTGAAATGGACGAATACCGCAGGGAATGGCACGGGGAGCAGCTGACGGAGGAGGAAGAAGAACTCAAGACCGCTTTTGGCTTGGACAACGAGCAAATCATGTGGCGCAGGTGGTGCATCCGGAACAACTGCAACAACGACATAGACTTATTTCATCAGGAATACCCGGCAACACCGGAGGAGGCATTTATTGCAACGGGTGCGGGGGTATTTGACAACAAGGCAATTATCATACGGCTGCGGACGATGGAGGAGACACCCAGAAGGGGACGCTTCACCTACACAGAGGCACAGGAGAGGCTTGACCGTATTCTTTTAAAGGAGCGGCACTTTACCGAGGACGAAAAGGGGGAGATTCTTCTTTTCAAGGAGCCGGAGCAGGGCAGACCCTACACGCTGGGCGGAGACACGGCAGGAGAGGGGAGCGATTCCTTCACGGTGCAAGTAATTGACAACATTACAGGGGAGCAGATGGCGCGGCTGAAATGGCAACGCTGCGACGAGGACACCTATGCAAAGCAGGTCTACTGCCTTGGCAGATACTACAATGACGCACTGGCGGCGGTGGAAACGAACTTTTCCACGCACCCACAGAAGGTATTGGAATACTTACACTACCCGAAGCTTTATGTAAGGGAGATTTATGACAACTACGAGGGCAGGCTTCGGAAAAGCTTTGGATTTCAGACGAACGGGCTGACGCGCCCTGTACTGGTGGCAACGATGCAAGAGTTCATGCGGAGCAACCTACACCTAGTACATGACAGGGACACCCTGCAAGAAATGCTTTGCTTCATCCGCAACGAAAAGGGGAGAGCGGAGGCGGAGCAGGGCGAGCATGACGACCTTGTGATGGCTTACGGGATTGCATTGATGGCGAGAGCGAGCGGACAGCAGCGGATGGATGTGCCGGAAGAAAAGAGGGAGAAGAAAGCGAAATGGACGGCGGACATGTGGGAGGACTACAGAAACGCCGGAGCGAAGGAGAAGGAATACCTGAAAGAGAAATGGGGCGTACCATGGTAGCGGTTGAGGCGAAAAGGGGGTGATGGATTGAAATATGTGATGCCCATTGAGGACAGAAGGATGGTGGGCGTGATTGGGGACTATCTCAGGGAGCGGAACGAGAGAGACTATGTGCTTTTTATGACGGGAGTCTACCTTGGGCGCAGAATCAGTGACATTTTGCAATACAGGGTACGAGATCTGAGAGGAAAAGACCGCATTGCCATTGCGGAGCAGAAAACAGGGGAGACAATCCTATTACCCATCAACCCACACTTGCAAAAAATATACAGGGATTTTTTCAAGGGAAAGAAGGACTATGAATTTGCGTTCCGCAACAGCAGGAGCAAGCAGAACACGCCGATTTCCAGAATACGGGTATGGCAAATTCTGAATGAGGCGGCGGACGCGGTAGGCTACAAGGAAAGCCTAAGCTGCCACACGCTTAGAAAGACATTCGCCTACTGGCTTTACATGGACACAGGCGGAGACATTGTGATGGTGCAGGAGGTGCTGGGACACAGCGACCCGAGCATTACGAGAAGATACATCGGGATTGACCAGCAGAAGAAGGAGAAGGCAATCAACGGACTTAGATTTTAAGAAAAGAAGCGGAAAGGAGGGAACAGCTTGGACGGGAAGAAAAAAGCGCAGGGAAAGCTGCCGCTGTGGCAGGAGAGACTACGCAGAAACAGCGCAGCGATGCGAGAGGAATTTGAGCAGATGGACAAGAGAACCGCCCTTTACAACGGGACGCGAGAGATTGACAAGGTGCCAAACGCGAAAAGCCAAGGCACAGCACAGGCGAGCGGCGTGCGAAACATTGTGGCGGAGCTGATGGAGGCACAGGTGGACAGCAGCTTTCCCATGCCGAAGGTGACGGCAAGAAGGCAGGAGCATGAGGAGCTGGCGAAAACGCTGGAGGACTTCCTGCGGAATGAGACAGACCGCCTGCCCTTTGAGATGCTGAACGACATGGACGAGCGCATTACACCCATACAAGGAGGCGACATTTTCCTTGTGGAATGGGACAGTAACAGACACACCCACGAGACGAGAGGGGAGCTTTGCGTGAGCCTGCTGCACCCGAGGCAAGTGATTTTTCAGGACGGGGTAAACGAAATCAACGACATGGACTTTATCATTGTGCAGATGGGAATGTCGAAGAAGCATGTAAAGGAAAAATACGGCGTAAGCGTGGATGACGAGACGGAGAGCGACCCCCAGAGCAGAGGCGGCAGAAACACGGCTGAGGACGTTGTGACCGTCAATTTCGGGTATTTTAGAAACGAAAAGGGCGGCATCGGGCGATATACATGGGTGAATGACATGGAGCTGGAGGACTTGGAGGACTACCAAGCAAGGAAGATGAAACGCTGCACGAAATGCGGAGCGGAAATGACAGGCTTGGAGAAGTGCCGACACTGCGGCAGCACGCAGGCGGAGGAATACGACAGCGACGAGATGGAGCTTTTCGAGGACATTGAGACAAGGAACGGCGTGATTCCCATGATGACTGAGGCAGAGACTTTTCCGGAAGGGGTGGACGCGCTGATGATGGACGAATTCGGGAACGCTTACGAGGCTGAGCCGATGACGGTTGAGGTGCCGACAAGGATTCCGAGATATAAGCCCGACATTTACCCTATTGTGGTACGCAAGAATGTGAGCAGCTGGGGGAAGGCACTGGGCGACAGCGACATTGACAAGATTATGGACCAGCAGAACATGATTAAGAAATGCGACAGCAGGATTCAGGAGAAGCTGGACAAGGGCGGCAGTATTTTCACCCGAAGCGAAAAGACAGAGGTTTCCAAGACGGACGAGCAACTGAGAGAGGTTATCTTTCATGGGGCGGACGAGGCGAACCTTTTCGGGGTACATAATTTACAGGTGGACACGAGCCAAGACCAAGCCGTTGCAGAAGCGAACTACGAGCAGGCGCGGCGCATTTTAGGGGTTACGGACAGCTTTCAGGGCAGACCCGACCGCACGGCAACCAGCGGCACGGCAAAGCAGATTGCGGTGGCGCAGAGTGCCGGCAGACTGGAAAGCAAGCGCATTATGAAAAACGCAATGTATGCAGACCTATATGCTGTGATGTTTCGCTTTCTTTTGGCTTACAGCGACGAGCCGAGGAGCGTGCGGCACAACAACATTGACGGCAGCACGACCTACAGCGAGTTCAACAAATACGACTATCTGGCGCAGGATGCGGCAGGGGAATGGTACTGGCTGGACGATTTCCTATTCAGCGTAGACAACACCTCAAGCCTTGCAGGGAACAGAGAATCTATGTGGCAGGAGATCCGCATGAATTTGCAGACGGGGGCATTTGGCGACCCGGCAGACCCTGAGACGCTGATTATGTTCTGGGAGATGATGGCAGGGCAGCACTACCCCGGCGCGGCAGAGATTCGGGAGAGACTGGAGAAAAAGAGACAGGAGCAGCTGGCGCAGATGCAGATGCAGCAGATGCAGCAGACGCTTCCACCGGAGACACAAACACAGATGCCGCAGGGGGCAGAGTCTATGGGCGTGCCGGACATGGCGGTGGAGGATGCAAGCGGCAGTGCGATGGAGATGATGTTGTAGTGGAAAGCAAAAGGAGGTTTGACAGGTGGAATGTAAGAAATGCGGCATTGAGCTGATGATTATGGACAGAACGCGGTTATTGTTTGAAAACGATGACAGGGCAGACATGCCGACAAGGGCATATTACAACTTCAAATTCGGATGCAGAAACCCGGAATGCGAGGAATTCCAAAGGGTTCAGCATGAGGAAAAGGTTTATATTGACGATTGATGAAAGGCTGGCAGCGAAAGCGACCGGCTTTTTATATTACCGCCATGCGCAGCGTAGGGAAACCAAAATGCGTAGAAATGGAGCGAGTGGATGAAAAAGCGAGGAATGACGGAAGGGGGGTGAACGATATGAGAAAGCATGGAAACGGGCTGGAAGTTGGTAGAGCCGGCACGATGGAAGTGAAGGCAACAAAGGGGGCTGAAAGCACAAAGGCACCCAAGAAGCAGACAGGCGGCGACCTGAGAAGCGGTAAACGCTAACTTGAAATCAGGATTTTGATTTGGAAGAAGGAGGAAAGCAGAATGGCAGGATATGACGAAGATTTCTGGGGCGAGGACTTCTTGGAAGGAGAGGAGTTTTCCGATGAGCCCTTAGAAGAGGGTGCCGACACTGAGCGCGGCGGAGGTGATCCGACAGAAGAAACGGAAGAAACAGAAGGCGGCGATGGCGCAGGAGCGGACATTGACGGCGAGGATGCAGGCGGCGAGGGCGGAGAGCCTGCGGACGATGACGAGGGGTTTGGCCCTGAGCTTTTGGCACGCATTGAGGCGGAAACACAAAAGCGTGTGGATGCGAGCATTGCAAGGCAGTTTGAGGGGATTTTGAACCCCTACACAAACAAGCCGATTTTGACAGAGGCAGACCTGACCGCTTACCGCAGTGCATTTGCGGCAGAGGAGCAGAGACAGCAGCTGGAGGAAATGGGCGTTTCCAAGGAGGTTTTGGACAACTACATTCAGAACCACCCTGCCATGCAGCAGGCACAGCAGGTGATCCACCAGCAGGAGCAGCAGGCGGCGAACGACTTTATGGCGAAGGAATTTGAAGCGATGAAGAAGGAGTTTCCGGACTGCGGACTGGAAAGCCCCCAGCAGCTGAACGAGACAGAGGCAGGCAGACGCGCCTTGCAGATGTGGGCAAATGCCCCCGGCATTACGCTTGCGGATGCCTACGCGGCAACGCACAGAAGGGAAATCAGCAAGAAGCAGAGCGCAGCGGCAAAGCAGGCTGCCATGAATGAAATGAACAGCAAGGGACACCTGCGCCAGACGAAGGGAAGCAACGCAAAGGGAGATGTGCCGGCAGAGATTGCGGCGGAGTACAAAAAATATTTCCCCAATGCAACGCATGAGGAAATTGCGGAAATGTATTGGAAAAATCAAAAAGCAACGGAATGAAAAGGAGTGAGAGAACATGTTTAAAGTAAAAGACAGACAGAACAGCTGTGTAGAGCCTTTTGAATTTTTGCCTGCGAAAAGCGGCGAGGTCTACGCCCTGGGCGAGGCACTGACCTATACGAACGAGGTGACAAAATGCGCGGCAACGGCGAAGCCTACACACATTTGCATGGGCCCCGGGGACGGAAACGTGGTTCCCGTGATGCCTGTGCTGGCAACGACAAGATTTGAAGCACCCTATGACGCAAAGCCTACGGCAGGGACAGCGGTGACACTGGGGACTACGGCGGAAAGCGTGACAGCGACCACGACAAACGGCGTTTTCACAGTGACGGACGTGGACGAGGCGGCGGGCGTGTGCTGCGGCTTTTTTAAATAACTTGAAAGCAGGATTTCAAGGAATCAATCAAACATAACGGATGCAGTCAGAGGATGACTGCTTTTTTATTGCAAAAAAAAGGAGTGAACTACATGAGCGGAATTATTTTTTCTCAGGCAAGCGGCCTGAACGACAGCGTTTTCGGCAAGAGTCAGGAGCCTATTAAAAGCATGATTACGGCCGGCGTAGAAAGCTTTGAGGAAACCAGCCTGCTGAGCAAGATTTTCTACATGGACAAGACAAAGAACTTTGCGGAGAAATATGCAACAATGACCTCTCTGGGGAACTTTCAGGATGTGGGCGAGAACGGCGCGACACCACAGGACAGCTTTCAGGAGGGCTTCTGCAAGGTGATTGAACCCAGCACATGGAAGCTGGGCTTTTCCATCACTGCGGAAATGATGGAGGACAACAAAATCGGCGATATCAGCAATGCGGCGAAGCGTTTTACCACAAGCTACGGCAGAACGAGAGAGCAGTTCGGCGCAGCACTGCTTTCCAACGGACACAATTCAAAAATGAAATGGGGCAAAAAGGAATACAGCATTACCTGTGCGGACGGCAAGCCCTTCTTCTTCAAGGAGCACCCCAGCAAGGTAAGCGGCGTTTCGCTGAAACAGAGCAACCTGTTCAAAGGGGCATTCAGCGTGCTGACACTGGACGCGGTGCAGGAGGCTATGCAGGACTTCAAGGATGACAAGGGCAACCTCTTGAACGTGAAGCCCGACACCATCATTATTCCCAACAGCGGCCCTCTGAAAAGAGCGGTTCTGGCGGCGGTCGGCAGTGAGCTTGACCCCAGAAGCAACAATAATGCTTGGAACTTCCAGTGCGGCTTGTGGAACGTGCTGGTATGGGCGGAACTGCCTAAGACCATCGGCGGCGAGCCTTACTTCATTCTGATGGACAGCGACTACATGCAGCAGTACGAATGCATGCCTTGGCTGGATAGAATTAAGCTGAAGGTGGACAGCTACATTGACCACAACACAGATGCCAATGTATTCAAGGGCAGAAGCAGATTTGCGGCAGGCTTCAACAACTGGAGAGGTGCGGCACTCTGCGGCGCAGGCTTAACCGGAGGCACAGACCTGACGGCACTGAACGGCTAACTTGAAAGAAGGAGGCACGAAGAATGAGCATTACTTGGAAGGAATTACAGGAAACGTGCCTGCGGAAGATGGACAGCTTGGACGGGGCGGCTCTGGCGAAGGACAGCAACAATGCAGCATACCTTTATGGTATGCCTGCCGCCGCCAATGAAGCCCTGATGCTTTTGGCAACGAACGGGAGATACTGGAAGAAGCTGCTGACAATTACACAGGGAGAGGGGGAGACCGCCACAAAGGGAGAGCCTTTGGGCGGTTTTCTTGCCTACGACCTGCGGCAGCTGGCGGAGGGCTTTTACTGCATTGACAAAATCAAGCGGGCAAGAGGCACAGAGTACGGCACCTATTCCGGCTATTTGATGGAGGGTGACCATGTGCTGCTGCTGCCGGCAGAGGACGAAGGGACGTTCCGCATTTGGTACAACGCATACCCCACGCGGATTACGGCGGAAACGGCGGCAGACTTTCCCATTGACCTGCACGAGGAGGCGGCGCATTATGTGGCGCACTACATGGCAGGGCAGCTATACAAGCATGACGACATCAGCATTGCACAGATTTACATGAACGAATTCTTTGAATGGATGGAGCGGCTTGCGGAAAGCGGACGAAAGGCAGACGGCAGGAACGCCGGCAGCGGCGGATGGGTAAGCGTGAAGGGATACTATTAGGCGTAGCCATTAAGTCAAAATCAGGATTTTGACTTGGGAGTCAGAGGAATGAACAGATCAGTTCCGGCGCAGGCTTGAAACTGCCTGTTCTCCTCGGCGGAAATCAATTCCGCCTGCGGATTGGATGCGGGGACACCCCTGCACCCCATAAAGATAGGAGTGATGAAGAATGGGGAGATTCAGTGTACCTTCCTCTCCTGCCAGAAACGTGGTGAAGATTGAGACCTTCAAGGGGGTTGACCTAAACAGCAGTCCCAGCAACGTGGAGATTACCAGAAGCCCCAACGCGCCGAACATGATGCGAGATGTGCCGGGGAAGGTGCGCAAGCGGCAGGGCTATGAACGGATTGCACAATTTTCCGGCAAGCGCATCAACGGGGTTCACATTCTCAGGAGCGCAGAGAAGAACGAGGAACGGGTACTGATTCATGCAGGAGACAGCCTTTATCTGGAGGGGAAGGCGATTTACACAGGAATGGCGGACGAGAGAAGCGTAGGACGGCAGTTCTACGGAAAGCTATTCATTTTTGACGGGAAGAAGGCACTTTGCTACGGCGAATTTGAAACAGAGGAAACAGCCGCAGCCGAGACGGACAAGGCGGAAAAGCCGAAGGCGTTCATGGTGAAACCCTTAGAGGATGCGGCATACATCCCGACGGTGATTATCAGCCGAAAGCCGACAGGCGGCGGCACAACCTTAGAGCCTTTGAACCTGATCGGGCGGAAATGGAAGGAAAGCTTTCTTTCGGACGGGACGGCGAAGGTTTACCAGCTGACGGCGAAGGATTTGGATGCAGACAAGGTTGCGGTGCGCATCATGACGAAGGAGGGCGAATGGACGGACAAGAAGGAAGGCACAGATTTCACGGTTGACAGAAAGAATGGAACTGTGACCTTTACGACCGCGCCGGGGGCAAGCCCTGTGACCGGCTATGACAACGTGGAAATCACGGCGGCAAAAACCCGAAAGGGCTACGCCGAGAAAATCAACAAATGCAAAATTATTTCTCTTTTCGGCGTGAACGGGGCAATGGACAGGATGTTTCTTTCCGGCAACCCGGACTTTCCGAACCGAGACTGGTACTGCAAGATGGCGGACGGGTTTTTCTGGGGCGACCTCTGGTACAGCACGCTGGGGCAGGACGGCAGCGCGATTGTCGGCTACAGCATCATCAACGACAGGCTTGCGGCGCACAAGAGTGATGCAGAGGAGGGGCGAAACGTCATCCTCCGCAAGGGGGAAATGGGCGAGAAGGACGCGACCTTCCCCATCATCGGGACGCTGACAGGGCGTGGGGCTTTAGGCAGCCACACCTTCGGCTACCTTGGGAGCGAGCCTTTATTCCTGACGGACATCGGCATTATGGCAATTACGGCGGCGGACTTGACGGGGGAGAAATACAGCCAATCCAGAAGCTACTACATTGACAATGCGCTGACGGCGGAAAAGGGACTTGCGGATGCGTACGCATACATCTGGCGTGATTTTTACCTCATCAGCACCAGAGGGGGCAGGGTTTACCTTCTGGACGGCTTACAGAAAAGCTACGAGAGAGACAACCCCTATAGCAGCTTTCAATACGAATGCTATGTTTGGGAGAACGTGCCGGCAAGGGTTTTCTGGGAGGATGCACAGGGGCGGCTCTGCTTTGGGGATGCAGAGGGAAACCTCTTCCGATTTTTCGACGATGTGACGAACCAGAAAAGTTACAACGACAACGGCAAGGCGATTTCAGCCAGATGGGACACGGCGGAGCTTTCCGGAAAGCTTTTCTACAAGAACAAAAACTTCCGCCGGCTTGACTTTGTGCTTGCGCCTGCGATTGCAACGGGGGCGAAGGTATTTGCACAGGTGAAGGGGGTCTGGAGTGAGATTTTCGACAGCGGCGCGCGGGCGATGTACTTCGATTTCACGCACATCAACTGGGAGAGAATCAACTTTTCGACAGACGACACGCCCAGAACGATTGGCGGCAAGATAAAAATCAAGAAGGTAGACAAGGTTGCATTCAGCCTGCGGAACGAGCAGCTGAACGAGCCATTCGGGATTTACTCCCTTGCAATGGAATACACAGAAAACGGTAACTACAAGGGATAAGGGGGGCTATTATGGCAGAGACGAAAAGAGAGGATGCGGCGGCATACGTCATTTTGGACAGCGCGCTGAACGGGAAGGGCGTTTCCGCCCAGACAAACCCCATGGAGAAGCCGGAGGACGAGGCGAAGGCGGTTTTTGATGAGCTTTCCAAGGACATCATCATTCCTGCCTTCAACCGCTTTGTGCTTTTCATGGCGGCGCAGCTGGGGATGATTGACATGACGAAGGACACGGACAAGCCGATTTCCGCCGCGATGCAGACCGCCCTTGACGGAAAGCAGGACAGGGAGAAGCGAACGGGGAGCGAAACGCTTTACAAGGTGCTGACGGACAACAACTTTACGGACGAGGCGGCGGAGCAGCTGGCGGCAGCCTTTGCGGCACTGCACGAGCATGCAAACAAGGCACTTTTGGACGGGCTGACGCAGGATGACATTGACAACTGGAACGGGGCGAACGTGCTGACGAAGGACAACACCACGCCTTACGAGCCGAGGGGCGAATATCAGCCGGCTACGGTGCGATTTGTTCTGGACAGGGTGGTTGCGATTGGGGCGGCAGACATGCAGGCGCGGATCTACGACCCACAGAACCGGCAGGCGGACATCTTCGGGGAGATGGACAAGACAGCGGCGGCCCTGCGAAAGGAAATGGCAGAGGCCTGGGAGAATGCAAGATACATCATTGACGATGTGACCGGGGAGAAATACCGGCTTGGGGTTTCGGGCGGCGGCTTATATTACAGGAAGGAGGAGAAGGCATGAACGAACCGATTTTTATTGCGCGGCAGGACACGCTGGAGCAGGAGATTCTGCCGGCACACTGGCTGGCGCAGTACAAGCTTTTCGGGGAGGAAAGCTACACCTTTCAGGACAAGGAAATCTGGAAGAAGCTCTGCATGAGCAGTGCGGCGGCAAATGACAGGGACATGCACGCAGAGGCATTAGAGGAAATGCTGACAACATTTTCCGCGGAGCACACAGGGAAATGGATGCTGACGGTTTACGGGATGGATGCGGCGGTGCTGGAGGGGCTTGCGAGCATGGCGGCGATTGCGGCAAACGGCACAGCCATGGCGGCGGTGGCAGGCAATGCGCTTTTGATGCACGCCATCACAAACAGCGAGACAGCGATGCAGGCAATCAGCAGAAGCCAGACGGCAATGCAGAGGATTGCAAACAGCACCACGGCGATGGATGCCATCAGCGGAAGCAAAATTGCGAGGGGCGCAGTGCAGGCTTCACCCTACTACAACAGCTACATCAAGGAGAACGACATGGCGATTGCGAAGCTGGTGGTTAGCTTTGCGAACCTCGCATCTGCAGGCTACTCCGGCATGGCAGGAGTAGCCGCAGATGCGACCGCTATGAACGCAGTCGCTGCGAGCAGCACCGCTATGAACGCAGTCGCTGCGAGCAGCACCGCTATGAACGCAGTCGCTGCGAGCTCTGTGGCAAGAAATGCGATTTCGGCTTCGCCCTACTACGATGCAAAAATCAAGGAGAACGATATGGCGATTGCCAAGCTGGTGGTTGGCTTTGCGAACCTCGAATCTGCACGCTATTCCGGCTGCGCCGGAATGGCGGCAGATTCGACAGCCATGACCGCCGTTGCTGCGAGCAGCACAGCCATGACCGCCGTTGCTGCGAGCAGCACAGCCATGACCGCCGTTGCTGCGAGCAGCACAGCCATGACCGCCGTTGCTGCCTCCGGCGTTGCGCTGAAGGCGATTGCACAGGCATACAAGAAAACTGCAAATATGCTGCAATTCCTGAAGGCGGTGAATGCTTCGGATACGCTGGTAAAACGCATTTACAGCACACTGACGAACGCAACCGCACTTTTTGGCGCAGCACAGCTTGGCTCACAGGATAGTGTTGAGAATGCGAACAGCTGGGCAACCACTTCCGCAGCACCCAATGCCTTTCTGGCGTGTGCGTGCGGCTATTACGGCTCAAGCAGCGATAGCGTGAGTGTGACATACAACGGGACAGTGATTGCACAGAAAAAGACAGGCACAAAACAGCCGGGCAGCGTAGCAAGCACGAATGTGAACGCCATCACGATGGCACCGTCCACATTTACCGAAAATGGCGATGGTTATCTGGCAGTGCAGAAATTTACGGCGAAATAAGGGGGTGAAGGAGCATGAAAGGATTTTTGAAGGAATTGCAGGAAAGCAATGCCACGGGGGCGGTGCAGGTTGTGAGAACGCTTTCGGGCAGCGTGAAGCAGCCGGAGCTGGACGGCTATGCAGACAAGGAGATTTTCAGCGTGCATGGCAAGGGAAAGCTGCTTTGGGCGGAGGTTTCCGAAGTTTTCACGAACCTGCCTTCGCAGAGCGGCACACAGATGAAGATACAGCTTTACATCGATGGGAAGCTGCAGGCGAATATTAAGGAAAACTATTACGGAGGCAGTGCGAATATGTATTTGCAGATGGCACCGCCGGAGAGCTTTGTCGGGCTTGGGAATTATGGCTATTTGCCTACCAGAATTGCAGGCTTGGGATCTGATACGGACATAAATGTATTTTCCTGCTCTGAGGCGGAATACCTTGCGCGACAGACCGGCAATTATAATCAGCTATACTGCTATTTCCCGATTGCGGCATACATCCCCTTCCAGGAATCGGTGGAGATTCGGGTTTCCAACACATTTGAGAAAAACAGCAACACCTATGCCACTTTCAACTGCGGCGTAGGGTATCTGCTGGACGAGGACTAAAAGGAGGGCAAGGGATGCTGAGGAAAAGGACAGAGGAGCTGACGGAGAACGGCGCAGTTTTCATCGTGGAAACATTTTTGAATGCGGCAGGCGAGGAAAAGGGGCGGACGAAATACCCGAAGCCGGGCGGAGAGACACAGGCGGCGCAGGAAACGCTGACGGAGCAGGAGCAGGCGATTTTGGAGACGGCAATCAATGTAGACTATTTGGTCTGCATGAAGGAATTGGAGATTTGAAAGGAGAGATTGCATTATGACATACGCAAGATTGAAAAAGCTGATTGAAAGAGGGGCTTACAAGAAGGAGGACATGCTGAACAAGCTGGATGTATTCCTGATGGCAAACCGCATCACGGAGGAGCAGTATCAGGAGCTGGTCGGCATGATGGGATGAAAGGAGACAAGCGCATGACAGGTGTTTTTTGCAAGGTAAACATGATTGGCGGCGCGCTTTTGGCGGCGATGGCGGCGGTATTGGGGAAATACTGGTTTCTCTTTGCCGGCTTTCTGGCGTTCAACCTCATCGACTGGCTGACAGGCTGGGCAAAAAGCCGCATGAAGGGGGAAAGCTGCAGCAAGGTAGGCGCGATCGGCGCGATGAAGAAGGTCTGGTACTGGGTGGTGATCGCCATCGCCTTTTACATCGGCTTCTCCTTTGCACAGATGGGCGAGACCATCGGCGTAGGGCTTGGATTCATGCAGTTTATCGGGTGGTTTGTGCTGGCGAACTATCTGGTAAACGAAATCAGAAGCATTTTAGAGAACTTGGTGGAAATGGGCGTAAACGTGCCGCCTATGCTGATTAAGGGACTGAAGATTGCAGCGGAGCGGATTGACGCTGCGGCAAGCATCGGGGGCGAGGACGATGGCAAATGAGACGAAGGCATGCAGAGACATCGGCGCGCTTTTGCCTGCGGCGCAGGCGGCTTGCCGGGCATTTCTGCGTGAGTGCGAAAGGGAAGGACTTGCCGTTTTGATTACGGAGACCTACCGCACACAGGAGCGGCAGGACTACCTTTACGCACAGGGCAGGACGAGAGCCGGCAGAGTCATCACATGGACGAGAAAGAGCCGCCACACCGGACGGCTGGCGTGGGACGTATGCAAGAACGTAAAGGGGCAGGAATACGCCGATGCAGCATTTTTCGACAGGTGCGGAAGGATTGCGGCGCAGCTGGGGATTACATGGGGCGGCAGATGGGACACGCCCGACCGTTCCCATTTTGAGGTAACGAGCGACTGGAAGGAAAAGAGGGAGACAGAGATGGAAAAGCGTTACGAAACGCTTGCGGAGGTGCCGAGCTGGGCAAGGGAGCTGGTGCAGGAGATGCTTACAAGGGGATGCTTTGCAGATCCGAACCGGATGCACCTTTCCGAGGACATGCTACGGACAATGGCACTGACAGACAGGCTTTTAAAAGCAAGGGAGGGAAGAAGATGAACGAACCTTTAACATTACTGAAAAGCCCCAGAGACGAAAGGGACTGGCATTACGGCAGGATCGTATGCGCGGGGGGAGAGCTGCCGGCGAGGGTGAGCCTGCGGCAGAGCTGCGGCCCGATTCGCAGACAGGGCAAGAGCGGCTTTTGTCACAGCTTTGCAGGAACTGCGCTGAAAAATTTGCAGGAAACGCAGGACTGGGGCGAGCGGAAATACAACTTTTCCCCTCTGGGGCTTGCCAGAGCGGTGAAGGCGAGGGATGGCATTGCCTTCACAGAGGGCAGCACGCTTTTAGACGTTTGCAAGGCATTATGCAGTGATGGGGTGTTTGATGAGGTATTTTACCCCTTTGCAAGCTATGACCAAGAGAGCTTCAAGAAAACAGGCAAGCTGACCTTTCCCCCGATGGCAGTATCGGCGGAGGAGGAGGCGCACCTTCCGAAATATTACTGCAAAAACTATGCGAGGGTGGACACGCTGGAGGAAGTGAAGCGCGCTCTCGCCAATCAGAATCCCGTGCTTTTAGGGATGACCTGTTCGGAGGAAATCTATTCGCCCACAGAGGGATGTATTGGGCTTCCCTTAGGGACATTCCTGATCGGCGGACATGCCGTGCTGATTATCGGCTACGATGACACGAAGGAGCGGAAGATTCACGGCAGACACTACAAGGGCTTTCTGGAATGCCAGAACAGCTGGGGCGAGGACTACGCAGACCATGGCTTTTTCTGGATTCCCTACGAATACATCACCTACCGCACGAAGGACCTAGGGATGGGGTTTGTGATGGACATGTATACCACGATTGACCTTGCAAGGGAGAATTTGCAGGGGACGGCGGTGGAGCTTTTCATCGGGAAGGACAAGGCATTTGACGACGGGAAGGAGATTTCCCTTGACCAGCCGCCCATTGTAGACGAAAAGACGGGGCGGACGCTTGTGCCCCTGCGCTTTGTGGGCGAGAGCCTTGGATGCAGGGTGGAATGGCTGGCAAAGAGTCGCCGCATTATCATCCGCAGCAGGGCGCATGACATTGAGCTTTCCATCGGCAACCAGACGGCACTGGTAGACGGCGGCAAGCGGCTGATGGAGCAGGCACCCATCCTTGACGAGAGAACGGGGCGGACGCTTGTGCCCCTGCGCTTCATTGCGCAGACGATGGGGCATGCGGTGCTCTGGGACGGAAAGAGGAGGAAGATTACGATACTTAAGTAGTAGCAACATAAAGAAAGCGACGATGCGGATCTGCAAAGTCGCTTTTTTCTTGCAAAAAATAAGGAGGTGAGATCTTGGCAGGCTATTATAACCCGAAAAAGGACTACGCGGCAGCCATCAAGTCGGAAAAAAACCCTGCAAAGCAGGCGCAGCTGAAAGCGGAGAGACAGAACAAGATTGATGCCATGAACGCCGCGGGGACGAACAAAAAGGGCTACACCAACAGCATTTACGGCGGCTCTTACAGCTCTTCCGGAAAGGGAAACTCTTCCTCCGGCGGAGGCGGAAAGGGAAATAGCAGCGGCGGCTATTTTGACAAAAATCTGGACTATGCGGCAGCCATCCGGAACGAGAAAGACCCCGTGAAGCAGGCGCAGCTGATTGCGGAGCGACAGAACAAGCTGAACTGGATGAACGCGAGCGGAACGAACACGAAGGGCTACACCAACGACATTTACGGCGGGATGCCGCAGGCAAGCGCACCGCAGGGGCAATACCGCAGCACGGAGGCGGCACTGAACAACACGAATAAGGCGGCAATACAGCCGACAGCGACCACGCAGACCCAGACAACGGCGGCGGCAGAGGCGGAAAACCCGACCGCGCCGACCTCCTTCGGGAGCACGGACGCGGCGCAGCGGGCAGCCCTACAGGCTTACATTACAAGACAATACGCCCACCAGAAGGCGGAGAGCGGCGAGGGAACCTACAACGGGGACGGGAGTATGAGCCTTCCCGACCAGGGGCTTTTAAAAAGCTATCAGCAGAAATACAACGAGGCGAAGGCGGCAGGCGACCAAGGCGGCATGACAGCGGCGCACAGCGCGGCAGAGAAGCTGAGGGACAACTACAGATATTATCCCTTAGCGAACAGCAACGGCTACGGCTTAGGCGAGAACGACATCGGCTGGGTACGAGATTTGGTGGTGCGCGGTGACGAGCTTGAGAACAAGATTGTAGACCAATACAACAGGGGTACCTTTACACAAACGACCTATGACAAGGACGGCAATTTTGTGAACCGATACACCGGGGGGGACATTGCCGGACACGATGCACGGGTTGCAAAGGAGATGCAGAGAGTGAACGAGAAATTAGCGGGAAAGGAAAACAACACCTTTGCCTTCCGGCTTTCCGACCCGAATGATGTGAAGCTTTCCAATGCGGAGCTGCTGGCAAAATACGGCGGCGGCATTACGGAGGGGAACAACGGTATCGGGCTTTACACTGCGCCGAACGGAGTGGCGATGAAAACAGCATCCGGCGGCGGGAACAACGGCATGGCGGCAAGCGGCACGCCACTGACGGCGGCAGGCTACGGCGGACAGGCAGGCTACGGCACAGGACAGGACGCGGCGGCGAATTCTATTTACGGGCAATTCGGCTACTTCGACCCGAACAAGGACTATGCGGCGGCGATAAAGAACGCAAGCAGCACGCAGGAGATGGTGCAGCTGGAGAAGGAGCGGCAGAACAAGCTGAACTGGATGAACGCGAACGGGACGAACAAGGGCTACACCAACCAAATTTACAGCAATTATGACAATCTTTTCGGAGAGAGAGAGCCCTTGCCCGAATACAACGGCATGACGAAGGAGGAGCTTTTCGGCGGCTACAACGAGATGGCAGAAAGCCTTGCGGAGCAGAGGAAGTCACTGCTTTCCGCCGCACTGGCGCAGAACCGGACGGAGCAGGAGAAGGCAAACAGCAATTATGACGAGCTGGCAAGGCAGGCATACATCCTGAAGCGGCAGAATGAAAACGCACTGCCCCAGCAGCTTGCGGCGCTTGGCATCAGCGGCGGCGGCAGCGAGAGCGCGAACCTTTCGCTTGCGGCGAACTATGAAAACAACCTTGCAAGCAACGAGCAGGCAAGACAGCAGGCATTAAGAGACTATGCTTTGCAGGCATTGCAGGCGCGGACACAGGCGGACAGCGACATCAGCGGCTATTATGCGGACGCAAAGCAGCAGGCTATGAACGCATGGCAGAGCGAGGCGGCGAACCGAAACAGCTGGAACCAATGGGCGGCGAACTACAAGCAGGGACTGCGGGAATACAGCGACAGCATGAACAGCCAGACCTATCAGGAGAATCTGGCAAGCAAGCAATATGCGGACACACTGCGGCAGCAGCAGATTGACCTTGCGCTGCAGATGGGCGACTACAAAAAGCTGGCGGCAATGGGCTATGACGTTAGCTATTTGAAGCGGATGCAGGATGCGGAGCTGGAGCAGCTTGCACTGGATGCAATGCTGACAAGGGCGAACATCGCTAAGGTGAACAGCAGTGTGACACGAGGGAGCGGCGGCGGGACAAAAGGCAGTAAAAAAGGAAGCGGAAACGGCGGCAAGGGCGGCAGCAAAGGCGGCGGAAACGGCGGTAGCAGTAGTAGCGGAACAGGGAAAGGGACAACGGATGTCAGTGCAGCAGGCTTGATGAAATTGCAGAACCTTGTGAATTACTACGGGACAAAGAGCAATCCGCTTGTAAACACTGCAATTCAAAATATGCTGAAAAACGGAACAATCAACGAGGCTACCTACAATGCTTTCCTGAAAACGATGAAATAACAGGCGGAGGTGCGGCAAATGGCTTGGTTATCCTTAGAGGAACTGAAAAAATATGATGCGAAAAAGGAATTAAAAAAGATGGGGCAGGCGGAGAAATCCGCCGCCTCTTTGCGTTCCGGGGGGCAGCCTGTGGAGGTGGTGCGAGACACCGGAGCGAAAGACGCAGTGAAGAATCTGCTGGAAAAGCACAAAAAGAGCAGGGCAATCAGAAAAGAGATGCAGAGCATCGGGCAGGATTTGCGCAAGAACAAAAGCACAGACCTTGCGGCATACCGGAGGGTGGCACAGAAGCAGGTGGAGCTGCAGAAAAAACTGCCCGGTGCAGCCTTTACGGCAGGACTATTGGAAGGCATGGGCGGCAACAGCAAGGATGCGGCGGTAAAGCTAATCGGGAATGATGCTTTGACGAAGCAGAACGAGGCGATGCAGGAGCTTTTCAAGCAGACGCAGAGCAACCACAAGGGCATGGCGGCGGCAGGCAGGCTGACCGGAGAATTTGCGAAGGCAGGCGCAGGCTACATGACCATCGGCAAGGCGGCGGAGGAAGCGACCCTCAAGGGCATGGGCGCGCTTGGCAGGAGGATGACGGCAAGCACAGCACCGGACATTGCACAGAAGGCGGCGGCCAAAATTCTGCTGAACCCGAAAAACGCGAAGGCGGCGAGAGTGGCGGCAGGGCTTCTGGGACAGCAGGCGGCGGACACAATGGTGAACACGCCGATGACGATTGCGGCCGGGATGGCAGACGGAAAGAGCCGCAAGGAGATTGCGAAGGATGTTGGAAAGCAGGAGGCAATGGATGCGGCGTTTAATGTTGGGCTTGCGGCACTGGGAGCCGGGGCGAAGAAGGCAGGACAGGTGCTGGAGCCAAAGCTTGCGATGCGGCGAGAGAAGGCGTTGCAGAAAAAGGGAATCGGCAAGGCAGGAGAAGGAATAAAAAAAGAGAACGTGCTGCCCGGAGATGTAACAAGCCCCTCCGTTACGCCTGAAAACGCAACTGCACAATTCTCTGCTAATACTGTACCAAAGACGGCGGAGGGTGTCAAGAATACGGGGCTATCCGAGAAGAAACTTCTCTCTGCGGATGAAATTCCGGAGAAAATCCGGCAGGAATATGAAAACTGGAACAACCCCGACTACATGGGGGAAAAGCTGCGCGAAATCAGCGAGAAATACAGCGGTGACAGCCAGCAGTTTGATGCGGAAGTGAAGAAGATTACAGGACGCATGCAGGAACTGGAAGATATGCTTGGCATCCGCACGCAAAGGGTAAAGGATACAGAGAAAAAGATTCAGACAGGAGCAGTAAGGGAAATGAAGAAAATCCTTTCTCTTTCCGGAAAGGGAGAAACAGAGGAAACAAAGAAGCTGCTGCAGACCGCAGTTCTGGAAGGCAGAACAGGAAAAATCAGCGAGCAGACCAGAGAAAGAATTTTCACTGAACTCTTTGACAGGGGACACATCAGCAACAGGGCGGATATTGATAAGGACTTGAAAAACCACTTGAAAGGGCTAACGCTGAAAATTTCCAGACAGGATGCAAGCAACATCCCCGATTTCAAGCAGTGGCGAAAGGGGACATTTGGGAAAATCCGCAGTGTAGGCGTAGGAGAAAAAGGAAACATTGATTCCGTGTGGATGGAGCTGCATGAAAAGTGGCCGCAGCTATTTTCTGATGAAATTACGAACCCTGCGGAGCAGCTTTTGAAAATCAAAGAGGTTGCGGATGAGATGACCTACAGAGAGATCCCCTTGGCGGAAACCATTGACAGCGGCGCAAGGGACGGATTGAAAGCGGAATTTGATTCTGCCATGGACAGGCTGCAGACGGAGCTGCAGAAGCTGACCGCTTACACCAATGACAGGGCGGTAGTGCAGAAAAGAAAGCTGATGCAGGAGGGAATCCCTTTGCAGGTGGACTATAACAAAATGTCAACCAAGGAAATGAAGGAACTGTATAACCAGAGGTATCAATACAAAAAAGCCGCAGACAAGGTGCGCAGCAGAAAAAACCTGACAGAGGGAGACAAGGCACTTTTGGACAAGCTGCATCGGGGGGAACTGGATGCAGAAACGGCAAAAAAATATGCAGGGCTGAACGGTGACGACCTGATTGAGGTTTACAATGCGGAGAAGCCGCTTTATGCCACAAATCAGATGATTCGGGAATATAAAAAGCAGGCAAACAGCAGATTTGACGGGGATTTTTCTGACATTATGGGGGATATTCCCATTCAGAGCGAAGGGAAAAAGGGCTGGCGCGACCTTTCCCCTTTACGGCTGATGCGTGAAACACAGGAAAGAATCCTTGACATGATTGCCCCGACGAAGGAGCAGGCAGGGCGGTTAAAGCAGACCTTATTTGACCCGATTCATGCAAATGAGAGAGACAGGACGCTTTTCAAGAATGCATTTATCGACAGGCTGAAACAGACAGACATCAATACAAAGAATAATATTCCCATCAAGCTGCCGAACGGTGAAAATGTGAAAACAAGCGAAAGTGCCTTGGTGCAGTGGCTGGGAGAAAACAGATACCAGCTGCGGCAGATGGAGCGCAAAAAGGGCAGAGCGACAGTAGAGGAAATTGCAAACGAGCAGGAGCTGCGCAGACAGATTGAGCATATCGAAAGGAGCCTGAGCAGGGAGCAGCTGCAGCGGATTGACAACGGGATTGCAGAATTTACGGAAATCTACAAGGAAATCCACCCGAAAATCAATGAGGCACTGATTCGCAACGGATATGAGCCTGTTGGGTATATTGAAGGGTACTTCCCTCACATGAATTTTGATGACCCGAACAACGTGGTAGAGGCGATGGCAAAAAAGCTGGGCTTTGATTTTTCCTCCAAGGAGCTGCCGATGGACATTGCCGGAAGAACGGAAACCTTCCGTCCGGGGAAGAAATGGGCAGGAAATCTGCTGACGAGAACCGGAACAGAAACGGACTACGATGCGCTGCGTGCCTTCGACCAATACATTGACAACATTTCGGATGTCATCTACCACACGGATGATATTAAGCGGCTGCGCTCCTATGAGGACTACATGAGATATACGCTTTCGGATGAGGGCATCCGGGCAAGGGTTGATGCGGTGAAGAACAACATGGACTTGACTGCTGCGGAGAAAGAAAAGCGGATTGATGAAATTTACGAAGGAGTGCAGAATCACAGCCTGCAGAACTATGTAAGCAACATCCGTGCATACACAGACCTGCTTGCCGGAAAGAAGCACAAGGTTGACCGTATTCTGGAAACGGAGGTATTCGGCAGAAAGGTTTACAAGGCAGTAAATGCGATAGAAAACAGAGTTGCCGGAAATATGGTAGCCGGAAATATCGGATCCGCACTGACAAATTTCATCCCCATCACGCAGGGCATGAGCAACATGAGCATTGGCAGCAATCTGCGCGGACTAAAGGAATCCCTTGTAAATATGACAAAGGGAGAGATGGACGAGCTGACGAAAAAAAGCACCTTCCTTGCGACAAGAGAGGGTTCGGAGCAGCTTTACAAAAGCACCATGCAGAAAATCAGCGAGGCAGGCGGGAACTGGAACCCTCTGCAATGGATGGAGGCGGCGGACAAATTCACCACGCAGGCAGTCTGGCGCAGCCGTTATTATGACAATCTAAAAAAAGGCATGGAGAAAACGGCGGCAATCCAAAATGCTGACGATTTTGCAAGAGGACTTTTTGCAGGGAGAAGCAAGGGCGCGATGCCTACGATGTTTTCTAGCAAGACCCTGAAACCGCTGACGATGTTTCAGCTTGAGGTGAACAACCAGATCAGCTATCTGATGAAGGACATCCCGAAGGAGGCACAGGGCAGCGTTGCAAAAATGATGAAGGCATACGGTGGGCTTATTATCGGGGCTTACATCTACAATGATGTTTACGAAAAGCTGACGGGGAGGCGTTCCGCATTAGACCCCTTCAGCACAGCCAATCAGGCAATCGGTGACCTGACGGGGACACAGGTACGCAATACGTTAGACATTCTGGAGGATGCGGCAAAAGGAAACGGTGTGCAGCTGACAGAGCGCGTAGAGCAGAAAAAGCCTTCCGAGGCACTGGAAAATGTGCTGGGAGATATTGGCGGAAATATGCCCTTTGTCGGCGGCTTACTCTTTGACGGGGGACGTATTCCTGTGCAGTCGGCACTTCCGAGTGTGACAACGATTGCAGGAGCTTTCGGGGATGCGGCAAGCGGCAACGACACAAAGGAAAAGGCGCGGCAGACCATTAAGCAGGAATTGGAAAAGCCGCTTTGGTATCTGGGGATGCCGATTGCAGGCGGACAGGTAAGAAAAACTGTGAAGGGCTTAGACCTGATGCAGAAGGGCGGCAGCTACACCCAGACGAACAAGGGGGAAAAGCTACAGTTTGCGGTTGACCAAGACAAGAAAACAAACTGGCTGCAGGCGGCACTTTTCGGGAAATGGGCAGTGCCGGAGGCACAGGCGCACATGGAGAAGAACCGGACATTGAGCGAAAAAAGTACGGAAACCTATGAAAAGCTGCGGCAGGCAGGGGCAAAGAACACCACAGCCTTTGAAAGCATTAACAAAATGAACCGAGAGGACAAGGGGAGAGACAAGCGCAGAGCGATTCGCAGCGCACCACTGAGCGCGGAGCAGAAGGCAATCCTTTACAGAAGTATTCTGAGTGACAAGCAGAAGGACAAGGAGATTCTGGATTACTTTAGCTGGACAAACAGCATGGGCGAGGTTGCGGACTACCTGATGCGAGCAGCGGACTATAAGGACAATGCGGCCAAGAAGGCTGCTTTGCAGGATACGAAGATTTCGGACGATGAGAAGGAATACATCTACATGGAAAAATTTGTGCAGGATGAAAGCAGGGAGAAGGAGCAGGGCAGAATCCGCACGCTGCGAGACGCAGGCATTGGGATGAATGATTATCTGAAAATCAGAACGGAATATGGACAGCTATACAATGAAAAAGAGATGAAGGGAAAAGAGAAGCAATATGCGCTGGTGGATCTGATGAATGAGCTTGGGCTTACGGCTGCACAGCAGGCGAAGGTGAAGGAGTTATTCTTATTCGGCGGCGGATACACTACAAAGTGGAAAATTTAA